GCAGAACAAAATGTAAACGATTTCCACCCGACAGTTCTGCCGTGGGATAAGCACCCCGAAAGAGACAAAGCTTGGTTTGAGAAAGAGACAAGAAATATGTCTTATCGTCAAATCGCGCAGGAACTAGAATGTAATTTTAACGCTTCCGGTGAAACTGTTATACATTCTGAAGATCTGGAAAGACTTGTTTTGGGGGTTAAACAACCCGAATATAGAACTGGATTTGATAGAAACCTTTGGATCTGGGAAAACTATGATCCCGAATCAACTTATTTATCGGTTGCGGACGTTGCCCGAGGCGACGGCGCCGACTTTTCCGTCTTTCACACTATAAAATTAGAAACCATGGATATTGTAGCTGAATATCAAGGCAAGCCAAATTTGGAACAGTTTGCTTCAGTACTGGACAGCACTGGCCGTGAATATGGCAATTGCTTATTGGTGGTTGAGAACAATAGCCTTGGAATATCTATTTTAGAAAAACTTATAGATCGAGACTATCCCAATTTATACTACTCAGTCAAGGGCACCCATGAATATGTAGAGAAGATACAAGCTGAGTCGATGAAGAACACCGTGCCTGGCTTTACCACTTCTTCAAAAACGAGACCCCTTATTGTAGCAAAATTAGAAGAATTCATAAGAAATAAACTAATTAATATATATTCTTCTAGAGTCATTAATGAATTCAAAACTTTTATATGGCACAACAACAAAGCCCAAGCCATGAGATCTTATCATGACGACTTGGTGATGGCTTTGGCCATCGGATGTTGGGTTAGGGACACAGCTTTAGAGATAGATAAAAAAGAAACTGCTTATAAGAGGGTACTCATAGATTCTATGTGCATGACCAAATCTACAATACAAACAACGATATCAGGTATGGATGGACACAGAGGCGGAAAGATGCACGATAAAGCATTACATTTTAAGGAAGAATATGAAAAATATAGCTGGTTGTACAAAGGTTAGACAAAATGGCTGATAATAGAAGAAATCCGAGAAACAATAGATCTGAATTATTCAAATCTTTAACTAAGCTGTTTTCTGGGCCCCTGGTAAATTACAGGAGCCAGACCGGCCGCCGGCTGCGAAGATATCAATTAGATAAATACGGTTCGACATTCCGATCCGCCAGCGGCCAGCAGTTTAAGAAGTCTCATTTCAATCCGTTTAAGAACATGCAAAATGGAATAATGATGTCGCACAACCGTGCGGATCGTTATGTTGACCATGATCAAATGGAATATATGCCCGAAATCGCATCGGCGCTGGATATTTATGCTGATGAGATGACGACCTCCTCAGATTTGCAGCCAATGTTGAAAATTGACTGCTCAAATGAGGAAATAAGGGCAGTTTTAGAATCTTTATACAAAAATATTATGAATTTAGATTTCAATCTTTTTGGCTGGAGTCGTACAATGTGCAAATATGGGGACTTTTTCTTATATTTGGACATAGATGAAAAAACAGGAATTAAGCATGTTATTGGCCTCCCCACTCACGAGGTCGAACGCTTAGAAGGCGAAGACGAATCAAATCCAAATTATGTCCAATACCAGTGGAATACCGCTGGTATGACTTTCGAGAACTGGCAGATTGCTCATTTCTGTATTCTTGGAAATGACAGATACATTCCTTATGGCACCTCTATTCTGGAGCCCGCCCGTCGCATCTGGCGTCAGTTGGTTCTTTTGGAGGACGCGATGATGGCTTATCGTATTGTCCGCTCACCAGAACGCCGCGTGTTCTATGTAGATGTTGGAAGCATCCCGCCGAATGACGTGGAACAATACATGCAAAAAGTCATGACACAAATGAAGCGCAACTCTATCGTTGATGACAGTACCGGCCGCGTCGATCTGCGCTATAACCCGTTGAGTGTTGAGGAAGATTTTTTTATTCCAATTAGAGGCGACACTTCTTCTAGAGTGGAAAGCTTGCCAGGTGGTAGCTTCACGGGCGACATTGATGATGTCAAATACCTAAGAGACAAGCTGTTCGCTGCTTTGAAAATACCGGCCTCTTATCTTTCCCGAGGCGAAGGCTCAGACGAAGACAAGACAACTTTGGCCCAAAAAGATATTCGTTTTGCACGAACTATTCAGAGACTACAGCGCTCTATTATGAGCGAATTAGAGAAGACTGGTATTATTCACCTTCACACTTTGGGCTTCCGAGGGGATGATCTTCTAAGCTTCAAGCTGTCCTTGAACAATCCTTCTAAATTGGCTGAACTACAAGAGCTGGAACACTGGAGAGTTAAGTTCGAAGTTGCTGCCGGCGCCACTGAGGGCTATTTCTCTCGTCGCTGGGTTGCACAGCACCTCTTCAATATGTCCGACGAGCAATTTCTCCGCAACCAGCGAGAACTATATTACGATCGCAAGTTCGATGCTGATTTGGCCGCCACAGCCGAAGCTACGGCCGAAATGGCCAGTATGGAGGCTATGGGTGGAGGTCCGATGGGCCCACCACCGGGCGCTGAAGAAATGCCTGAAGAGGGCATGCCAGAAGAGGCCATGCCACCCGAGGAAGCTCCTCCTGAAGAAGGGGAAGAAGAGGTTCTTTTGGCCGCACCCCCCGAAGAAGAGGCGCCGGCCAAGCGCGATGTTTGGCAAAACCCACCACCATGGTACCTCACGCCGGGCGCCAAAGGAAAGAAGTATTATCCGGTCACCTTCGATAGTCGCCCATCAGGTGCGAATCGTCGCCACTTTAATGGCCAGTGGGCCCGGGAAATGGCTGGGTCTTCTATGAGGAACCTTTTCAAGGGCTATAATGAAATGGGCAGCCTTTATGAAGAAAAAGAATCTAGTTATAATGACGAGCATGAAGAAAAGAAACTCTTGCAATCTAATTATGATATAAAGCGACTAATTGAAGGCTTGGAAAAGGTTAACAAGGATGAGAATAAAGTATAACAAAAAACGAAATACGGCTTTTTTATACGAAGCTTTGGTAACAGAAGTTTCGAAATCCATCATTGAAGAGGATTTGGAGAAGCGTGATGCCATAGTGTCGGTGATAAAGGAGTTTTTCGATTCTGAATCTCCGCTCGCGAAGGAGTTGCAACTGTATAGCGCTCTTTACGAGACTACCGGCGCCGGACCCCGCGTGGCAGAAAAACTAATAAATGAGGTTCGAAGTGAATACCTAAATCTAGATTTAGGTGAGATTTTTAATAATCAGACAAACCTGATCAACAAGGTCAATAAGTCTTTTTCTACTTCTGTTTTCAATAATTATGTACCAAATTATCGCAATTTGGCCAGCATCTCCCAAATCTTCAATAAGAAGACTCCAGTAAAACATAGAATTTTGTTGGAAACTCAGATTATTGGTGAAATGACCAAAAAATTGAAAGAAAAGGTTGAATTTGATAATAATAAATTCAACTACGAGACGGTCATTGAGAAATTCAATGAAAAATATGAAACTGTTTTAACAGAGTGTCAAAAGAAGTTGCTTGGTAAGTACGTTATGTCTTTTGTGGACAACAATTTAGAGCTAAAGGCGTATATTAATGAAGAAATACATAGACTCAAGGATGGCGTCGTAGCTCTCACGGAGTCAGAAGAAGTTAAATCAGACAAAAACATGTTGGAAAAGACAAAAAAGGTCCTTTCCATCCTTGAGGGTTATAAACAGAAACCTTTTACCAAAGAAATGCTACCAGAGTTTCTTAAAATCCAAGGTCTGGTAGAGGAGTTTGTAGAATAATGGCCGTTGAAGTTCAAGTAGCGCCTGAAACTGGGCCGTATGGTCTCCCACAGGAGTCTGCCCCACCGGCCCCTGCTCCTGCTCCACCAAAGGATGTAATGGAGTTTGAGCTGAATGCGCGCCGAACTATGGACGGCGATGTCATGATTTTTGATCATGCTGACATAGATATTGTTGTTATGCCAAATAAAAACAAGATTCTTTCTGTGCCCAAAGATTTGATGACCGAAATGGTTTATGGAGCAGAAGATAGATTGTGCCGCCACATGGCTAAGAAGGGAATAGTCGACCTGTCCTCAATTCAGGGAGGTAATATATATGGGTCTCTAGAAGCTACGCTTCTGCCGCCCGTAAATTTAAAGCTTATATTACTGAATATTTCTAAGTGGATAGATTCTGAGCGTCCATATTTCGAATTTGTCGATAAGTTTGAAGAAACGAGCGACAAGTACTTTACAGATCCCGAAGATGAGGATTCAACAGAGTTGGGCGATGTGCCGCACGAAGCTTCCAAGGGCACCCTACAGCCAGGCTACAACTATGGGCCGTATTTCCAGAATTATGTACTTGAAAGAAAACAGAGAAAAGAATAGTGAAATTAATCTTAGAAAGATGGAATCGGTTTGTGAATGAGCAAATTGAGAGAAAAAAGATTTTCGTTCTTGTTGGCCCCCCTTCGGTGGGAAAGTCGCACTGGATGAAGCAAACATTTGGTGATCCGCCGGATGCATACGTTATTAATAGAGATGATATAGCTAACAGCGTTGCGGATTCTATAGGCTGGACATATGATGATTTGTTTGTACCGCCACCCGAAGGTGCCACAGAAGGGGATACAGATGAGAAATATGGAACCGTGGTTAAATCGCCAGGTTATATGACGTGGCAGCCACTCTCATACAATAAGGTTTTAGATGCAAATAATAGAATTCATGAACTTTTTACCAAAAGAGTCGCCGGCGCCCAGCCCAGCGGCCAAAATATTATTGTCGACATGACGAATATGAACGCAGGGGCGAGAGCAAGAGCACTACAAACGATTGACGGGGGCGATTATGAAAAGGTTGCAGTCGTTTTTAAGTTTGAAGGCGCCGAAGATATAATTAAAAAGATAGCTGCTAAAAGAGCCGCTGAAGAAAGGGCCGAGGGCAGATCAAAAACTATTCCTCCCGAGGTTTTCGACAGGATGTTTAAAGCTTTTCAAGAAGTGAGTAGCGAAGAAGGTTTTGATGAGGTTGTTTCCGTTGATAATAGGGAAGCACTAAGACAGCTAACCTCAGCGACACAATAATGGAATTACTATGGTTCATCCTCGCCTGCTACGGCCTGACCTTTCTTGTCGTGTATGCGAGCATTTTTAACTGGATAAGACCAAGCAAGGAATTCCTATGCGGCCTCGGTAAATTATTCCACTGCCCCCTATGTTTTGGATTTCACGCAGGCTGGTTTTTATTCGTCATAAACGAATGGACAGAACTATTTACTTTTGACTATACCATAGCAAACTTTTTCATTTGTGGTTGGGTCG